AGAAGGACCAACAGGACCAACAGGCCCATCAGGTGGACCAACAGGCTCACAAGGTAATACTGGTCCAATAGGCCTAGAAGGCCCAACAGGTCCACTAGGACCAACAGGCCCACAAGGAAATACAGGTCCAATAGGCCTAGAAGGCCCAACAGGTGATACAGGTCCAACCGGCCCAACAGGCCCACAAGGAAATACAGGGGCAACAGGACCTGAACAAAATACAGAGAACTTTGTTTTCGGGCTGACTAATCCATCGGCAATTAACGAGTTTGACGGTTCTGTACCCGGGGCAACTGCCGTGTTCACACCACAGAATTTCCCATACTGGTTAGTCCCAGGAGGCGATGTAGTTCCCGGATACAAAACCACGCCGGCCGGTAGCACGGTCCTAGGTAACTTATATCATGCAGGTCCCCTCACCGGTACGAGTCCACCTTCACTGCCCAAAAACGTACCGCCAAGTATGGCAATATGCTATTCGAAGACTACGCCCACCCACCTTGCTGTTCATTTTGTGGGAAATAACTGGGCTTCGCTGCTGCCGACGCTGAAGGTTAAATTCACTATATATAGCTTTTGCAAGGTAGACGAAGATGGGCTACCAACCGATCCATCAACGCCTTATACAGTATCTGTCATTGGCACTGCAAACAAATTTTGCTATTGCGTACAAATTTCTGACACCAATATTGGTATCAACTGTACAGCGACACCACCGGTGTACGGCTTCCTTGCCGTTTCATTCGAAATTATAAGCCCACTGCACAATGCCTACGAATTAGTGCCGCCCTGGGGTATTAGCGCAACGTTGGGTGTTAAACAACAGTTAAATTTACCATAATAATAACAAAAATATTATAATAATATAATTGTAAATAATATATGCAATATTGTACAGATAAAGGATATTATTATGAAATTCAGAAAGGTGGTGCAAAAAGAATTAGTAAAAAAAAGTATTTAATGAGTAAAAAAAAAGGTAAAAATAAACCCAAAGTAGGTAATAGTGTTACGATTATAGTAAAACCATATAAAAAAAATAAAAAAATTAAAGGAATTGTAAAGATAGTCCTTACCAAAAAACAGTTCCATTCAAGAGGACATAAAGTTGAATTAAAAAATGGAACAATTGGAAGAGTATTATAATTCGCCTAAATTTATCATTCACAATGAAATTGAAGTTGAAGTGATTCATCATATTCATTGTTAATGGTAATCAATTCATCCCAATAGACAATAGTTTTCGTTGCCGCTAATCTCACACTCTTTCGTACCTTCAATCTTTCTTGTTTTGCCTGTTGTGCGTCTGTGTCAAAACCAAATAAACGGCTCCAAAAACAGTCCTTCGAGCAAAAACCGTTGTAGTGTTTCTTGTCATTAAAATTGCGTTCACACTGATAACATTTACATGTCACACATAAAGTCTCGCTGTCGCTGCTGTCACCATTACTGTCACTACTGTCACCGATATAGTAACTGTCATTACTGTCACCATTACTGTCACTACTGTCACCGATATAGTAACTGTCATTACTGTCACTGCTGTCGTCGCCATTACTGTCGCTGCTGTCGTCGATGTAGTAACGGTCACTACTGTCACCGCTATCGTAACCGTTGCTGTCTCTACTGTCGCTACTTTTTGTACATAAATTACCCATTATTATTATCTATGTAGAATAATACTAATTGTATACATAGATAATAATAAGTGTTCGTTTTTTTTATAATCTATTGCTTATACGACGTCATTCAATGCAAACCATGTTTCATATTCGTTTGGTATAATTTGTGTAGCTGCCCATTCCTCGCCACATTCCAAATCTTGTATATGTACATTAATTGCACAATGTTCATTGAACATGCATGCAGGACACATACCACCAGAAATGCTATGTTTTGGTTTATCGATCCCGTTTTTCGCGAAAAAACGTTCATTTATTTGAGGACCCTCCGTTATAGAAAGGTTCAACCATTTTAAAGTCTTTTGGTTTTTGATGCATTCGTAGCATTTTTTCTCTTGGTGTTTAATACACAGACTACATCCCACACAGAACTTGTTGCCTGGTTCTAATGCTCTATCACAATGATGACATCGACCGCTACGAGAATTTAGCCATGAAATGCTGGTATCGAAAGCGTTGTTGCTCTCCAAGTCTAAGTCTGAATCATGGGTGTTATCCCCACTCAGTTTTCCACATAATAGTCCCATGTTTTTTTAATAATTAGAACAATAATATTAAAATATATAAGTAGATTATTATAAGTATCATTTTTTTATAATACGTTGATCATTCGATAACAACACTTTGTTCGCATCTATTTTATGCATTTATTATGTGATGATTGAACTTCACACTGCATTCTTTTACATAAACATAAGAATCCCCTTTTTCTAAAATGAAGAATTCTATCCTTTTCAGTATTAATATTTCTATCGCGTTATCGTAATTAATATAACATCGTAACAAATACCCATCACTACTTATGGTGGTATAAAGTAAATTCTCATCAAATTTTTTTTTTGATATGTTGCTTGCTATAACTTCTATAGCGAAGTTTGAGGCTTTTGTGTATTTTTTCTTATTGTCTATACTTTTTTTAGTCTCTTCTCTCCACAAGTTCACTACAATCACTAAAATCCCTTTATCATCAAAACCATTCATTTCTTTATATATTTTTAAGAATCAATCATTAAAATAATAAATAGATTATTATAAGTATCATTTTTTATAATAATATATATATGGAAGGCGTACATGATGATAAAGAGATTTTTATAAGTAAAATCTCGTGGCGAGGGGAAAGACTGGTGTCTTGTTAGTAAGTAATTATAATTCTTTAATAATTATTTCATCAACATTATATTTTTTTGTTTCTATATTTGGTAATTCCTTATAAAGCCAATCAAGATTATTTCTATCTTCATTTTCCTCATACCATCCTTTATTCCATAAATTATATACTTGACTAAAAAACTCTTCGTACATGGTTGATACTTTTGCACATGAATAATTATTAATAGCCCACTCCCTACAATCTTTTGATTTAATATTACCAATGTTTTTAGCAGCCCAACAAATTTGTTCAAATGAACGACATCTATAACCAGTAACACCGTGAATAACAGTTTCGGCAAATACCCCCCAATCAGGCGTAATCACAGGAGTACCAGAAATCATTGCTTCAACTGCTGTTCCACCAAAAGGTTCAACATAATTACTTAATAGAAATAATCCTTTTGCATCCTTCATTAATTTTCTTCTTTTTTCAACATCTGCATATCCAACATATTCAACATGATCAGGAATTTCGTCGCAACCTAATTCGGTACAAATGTCGCCTTGCCCCGCAATAATTAATTTTGCTCCTATTTTCTCAGTTACTTGAATAGCGATTTGAACACCTTTGCATACTGAAATTCTACCTAAATATAAATAATAATCTTTTTTGTCAGTTGAAAAATCAAAATCATCTAACTCAAAATAATTTGGAATTACAGTATGATACCATGATGGATTTTTTTCATTTTGTAACCCCATTGTATGATGTAATACTGCATACGATTCATAAATTCTAAATTTACACCACGGATTATTATATCCAATGCCGGGTTCAACTGCCAATGCTCTACCGTCATTTTTAACCGCCTCTATTATATTATATGCACCTTGACCCCAAAATGGTAATACAAAATCTTTTTGTTGAATGCGATTTAACACCTCTACTTTTCCACGATTATTAAACTCCTTGTGACAATGATCATTGGTATCATGCTTGAAAAATCCCTTTCTCCAATCATAATTGCCATATGCAATTTTCATATCATCATTTGTAATTAATGTAACATGCTCATCACAATCAACTACCGAATCTTCGTGTCCATAATGAATAATATAATGCCCTCGCTTCTTCATCATTGTGCAAAATTTCAATACTTTCATTGTATAAGCACATGCACAATACTCCTTTGTTGTAACAGTATGTGGTAAACTTAACACATGAAACCTATATTTTTGTTTTGATAAACTTGGAAATTTATCATATAAATCTTCTTCTGAATTCATTATAATTATTCATTATAATTAATTATTTAAGTATTGTATTAAATAGATGTGTTTATTTGTTTTTATAAAAAATGCCACTTATAATTATCTATTTATAAATTTATAAATGATTATTCGTATTAGTAAAATAATGGGAGTATTTTGTTCAAAACTGGGTGATGGTGATTTTGATCTTGGTCAAAATGATCCATTGGATCATTTATCTAATGAGAGAGAGCAAAGGAAAGAAAAAGCTAAAAAGAGACAAAATGCACATAAAAAGGAAAGGAAATCTAGGTTTGAAGAAGTAAGGAAAAAAGCTGAAAAGATACAAAATGCACATAAAAAGGAAAGGAAATCTAGGTTTGAAGAAGTAAGGAAAAAAGCTGAAAAGAGACAAAATGCAAATAAACAGAAACTTAAATGTAAGTTTACAGAAGTACGACAAAAATATAAAGTTGTAAAGGAGGAACGTCAAAAACGAAAGGGACTATAAGTTTACACCCTTGAAGATTTAAATCCGCACAAAAAGACAAAGGTTGATGCAGAAGAACGCAAAAAAATGCCACTTATTATAATCTAATGTAATAAACAATTAATAATACATAAGATGGATTTTAATACAGAGTATTACGATATTGAAATTCCCATCGGTGTCAAATCAGGTGACAAGTTTGCGGTCATGATCAGGGGCAATCGTTGCGTTATCACATGTCCATCCACGGCTATTGGTGGCGACACTTGCAGGTTTGAGATTAGTGTGGATGATTCTTCCACATGGAAATGCACAGATTGTACATTAAAAAACAAACTATTTGCTTTATCATGCTCTGCGTGTTTCAAAGCCAGGGATGGTATTCCCGACACATTATATGATACAGAACTTGCAAAATTTCTCAGTGAGGGCTCAGGTGGCTCAGCAGGTGGCTCAGCAGGTGGGTCAGACCATGATTATGAAATCAACATGATTTACACCTTCGTCTGCGAAGTTCGTACGACCGACACGAACAAAAAGTACACCTGGGATGACGTCAAACTCATTGTGTCAATGAACGAGGGGGGCGCCGAGACCATGGTCACCGACGTGACCAACCGCATGTTGGGTGGCCTGCACATGAAAACTTTGCGTCAAAAGGCTCAGACAACTCATACAGGTGAATGGACCTGTGGGATATGTACATTTAGGAATCTTAAAAAAAATCAAAATTGTTTTGTGTGCACACCCCCAAAATAGATTAGTAGTGTGCATAGGCACATACATTATAACAAATAAGAATGATAAAAATTGATTATAAAATATAAATAATTTATATTTTAATATTATAAAAATGATACAAATATTTGTAAGACACATAAACGGCAGGTTATATACCATCGACGTAGAACAGGATACGACACTTAACCAAGTTTTATATAAACTTGGTAAAAAGGCATCTATTCCGGCTGCATTGATATATTTTGTAATTTATACAAAATATATCAAACATAAAGAGTTCGAAAGAACGATTAGTGATTTAAATATCAAGAAAGAACAAACATTAGATATGAGATTGCAAGTGAAAAAAGGAGGTAATATTTTCATATATAGACCAAAAATACAAAATGAAAAATTAGAGTTTCTTTCATATGAAAGTGACAAGGCATTATCTTTATTCGTACCAGTAAAAAATGGTGGTCCAGTTGGAACATTATTTGATGCATTGGATTATTCATTTAAATATGAATTTAAAAATGATGCAACATTGGCTTATCTATTAACATCGACGTTTATATTTAATGGTAATGAAATTGATATGCATACACCATTGACAGAATACAATATAAATACATCATCCACACCAATGGAGCATTCAGTTATTTATTGTATAAGTCAATAAAAAGGGATTTGTAAACAATCATATCACGGAGTTGATGATTTGTAAACAATCATATCACGGAGTTGATGATTTGTAAACAACCATCTCAATATTATCATCATTAATAATTATATTATTAAGTTTTTTCATTGAATTTTTTCTTATTTTATATTTATAAATTCCTTTCATTAATAATTTACCAATTGTTAATTGCCATTTTTTATATAATCCAATGATACCGCCCATAATACCAATTATTTCAAAACCACTTAATTTTGATTCATGATATCTAAATACACCATAATCAATAAATAATGCTAATAACATTGCAGTAAAAAAACTATTAAGTATCATAAAATATTTTTGATATTTTGTTGAATTAATTGATTTTTTTTCTTCATATTTATCAATTAAATCTTCATAATACAATGGTTTTGTAAATAAATATTTTGCAATAAAAGGAAATATATAAATTAGAAATAATGCGTTTATAAATGATACACCAGATACATAATAAACAGTTTTACAAACATCAAAATAAAACATTGGAATAATCATTCCACTTGATACAGGTATAACCCATAATTTCTTGCAATTGCAATTACAATTACAGCATGTTTGTTCTGATAATTTTTTCTCCATTAATCTATACTATGTTATAATATAATTAAATTATGAGTATAATATTTACATAAATATCTAATGTAAGCTGTCAACAATTTCTGTTTATTTATAATGCATTATCATGCAGACACAACTATGTTGCCGTCCCCGTATTGTCCAATTTTTCCTTCTGTACAAGAAATACAAAAACTGTCGAGTTTGACTTGTTTACCCCCAATAATATGAAGTTTTTTACTATGCTTGAATAAATCTTTAAAATTTGTTAATGGGAATTTTCCTTTTGTTAATTCAACTGATGTACCTTTTGGAAAAAGAGTACTCTCGTCATAAGTACCTGTTCCAATATTTCGAACCCCCAAAGATTCAAAATTGTTATTTGATTTAAGTTTCAATGTCGTCATTATTATTAGTATTATATAATACTAATAATAATATTTTTCAAATTTTATAAAATATTATCACATAAAAAAATTTGAAAAATATTATTATTAGTATATAAATATTATTATCAAATATGAATACAAATATGAATACAAATATAAAAAAACGAGTCATCCAAGATGTATTTGATGATATAAGAAAAAATAACAATCGTATAGAAGAGATAGAAGAAGAACTAATAGAAATGAAAGAAGAATTAAAAAAAATGAAAGAAGAATTGAAAAACCGGAAAAAATTACAACCTGTGTTTAAAGAAGAAAAAGAGTCTTTAAAGATAGATTTATTAAAGGAAAAAAAATTAGAATGGATTGAATGTGGTCTGGATGAGTGGAGAAAATATGTAGAAGATAACTTTTATGATTCGGCAAAATATTATGTTTATCGTTATGATGGCGGCATTCGTCAACAGGGATTTTTTAAAGGTGAATTTAAATTAGATGTGGAAGATGAAAAACATTTCCGAGAATATTTTGATGATTATTTCTACTATGGATATCCAAATTACCAAGATGAAAATCACCCCAATGCAGATGGTTCAGAATGTTATTTGGCTTTTGGTGGGGGATCCGCAGGTGTTCAGTCATTTGAGTGGGAATAGATTTCATTATTTATTTGTATTATATTTTTTACTATTTTTTTTGGTATTGTTCATGATACAATGTAAGTAAATTGAAAATAAATATAATACAAATAAATATAATACAAATAAATAATGACAATGTCAAAAATTGTACAACTAATTATTAGAAAAACCCCAAATATTAAGTCGAACCCACCAATAAAAATTAATTGGACTACACCAAAGGAAATCAGAAATAGTTTTAAAAAATCATGGACATGTGATAAAAAACGACGTATAAACACGATATCCAAGATTAAAAATATACCCTTATTTTAGTATCGATGTGTTAATTTAAAGATTTCATTAATTCTATTTCTTTTGCTAATTTTTTTATGTTGGGATTATTTGTTCTATTATAAATTTTATGAGTGGTTGTTAAGTACCATATATACATTTTTTATAATCTGAACAAGGGTTCTTATTTTCCATTGGTTCAATTAATTTACAACTATAAAGAACCCCAATAGTTAATAAATTGTATTAAAGCAAAATTTTATAAAAATGTTTCATTATATAATATTATTTTATTTTATCCAATCTTTAATATAAATTAAATCAAAATGTCGTGCAAATCCAGCAGGTGTTTCCAATACCATTGGTATGTTAATGCTATAAAAATATTTAACAAAAATAGATAAACCATGTTCTCCAATTTCACCTTTACCAAGATTTTGGTGTCTATCTTTACAGCTTTTAAAAGCCCCCTTACTGTCATTTAGATGAATTAAACAAACGGTATCTAAACCTATAATTTCATCAAATTGTTCAATGTATTCATATGGTTTATTTTTAATATCAAAACCAGAAGCAAAAATATGACATGTATCAATACAAAATCCAAATTTTTCTTTATATTTAATATTATCATAAATATATTTAAGATCATCAAGAGTACGGCACACTTCTGTTCCACATCCTGCCCCTGTTTCTAATAGAAATTTAATAGGTATATCTAATGTTTTTTCAATAATAATATTAATATATATGATCATTCTTTCAATACATTCTTCAACGGTACATCGGTTACAGTGTTTTCCAACATGAAAAACAACACCTTTTGCTCCAATAGAATGTCCTTTAACCATATCATCAAACCCTGTTGATATGGGATATGCTTTTAATTCATCGCCAATATTAAAGAGGTAACCTGAATGAACAAATAATTCAATGTTATTTGATTTAACATATTCTGTTGTATTATTTTGGTCTTTTTTTCCAATTTTACACAACGACCTTCTTTGAGGAGATTTCATAAAAATTTGGTAAGCTGATGTACCCTCGTGTTCTGTAAATGCTCTTTTAACGGTTTCATAGAAAGATTTATCTTTTTTAATGTGGTATCCGAAACTCATTATTATTATATTATAATGAGTTAATGTTTAAATAAAAACAATTTTTAAAGATAAAGTTTGATTTTATTCGAAATTCTTACACGACAAATAGGACAACGTTCGATTGTTGGGTGGAATATACAATCTTTACAAAAACAATGACCACAATTAGACACAGTATAAAAGTCATTTTTATTAGATAAGCAAATTTTGCAATTTTTATATGATATATTTGTAAATTTATTAACAAGTTTTAGGATAAGAGTTAATTTTATTTTACATGGAATATATTTTTCAAGTAATTTATTAATTTTATCAATATTTTTTGTAATATTTTCTTCTAATAAATTTTTAAAAATTTCATTTTCATTTTCTTCAAATAAATATAATTTCATTATTTCTTTGAGACCATTCATTTTTTTGCTAACAACATTTAATAAATTAATAATTCTTTTATTTAAATAAATATGCAATTTTGATAATTGTTTATAATATTTATTAAGTTTTACCTTATTTTTAATCATATCAACAATATTTACATCAGAATCTTTTAATATTTCATTAATACATTCATTAAATATTTTTGTTTTATCGTGTTCTTTATTAAATTCTGTTAAAATATTGTTAGAAATTAAAGTATCAATATCTGTTTCATTTGATTCATAATCATCAAGTTTTTCACAAATTGTTTCATTTAATATTTGCATTGATAAAGTATATTTTTCAAAATGGGGTTCTTTACATTGTTCTAATAATTTTTTAATTTTTTCTTCAATTTTATCATCTTTAATAAAAATATCATTTTTAATAGTTTCACTAATTTTGTCATTTTCTGACATCGATTTAATTGTACAATTTAATTTATTATATAAATTTTTAATAATTAAATTTGTTTCAATTCGTTCATCAATCATTAATATTTCATTATTATAAGTATCCGAATATAAATATTCTTCTGATGTATTTGAAATAGTTGAATTATCCAAGTTATTAATTCCTGTCCAATTTATAGTTCCATTATTTTGTCCCCAATAAGTTGAGTTATTCATTTATAATAAATAAATATAAAATAACTTTTATATCATTTTTCTTCTTTTATTAGTTCGTATAAAATAATCTGGTATTGTTCTTTTTTTTTCTATTGGGTTAAATATACTATCTGACCCAATATGATATGTTTTATTAATTTTAACAAGAACCCCTGTATATAATAATCTTTCAATAACTATTTGAATATCAAATATATATTTTCCATCAAGTATACCATCTGGTCTACGGTCGTTTTTTTTAATAGTACAACAAGAAAAATTATGTAATAAAGAAATCCATCCTTCAATTGCAGTAGGGCATGGAAATCCTTCTATATTATTTAATGTTTCATATATTTTTCTTATTATTTTGTAATCAATAAATTCTTCAAATGTAATATTATTTAATGTTAGTGTGTTAAGTTTTTTTTCCAATTCATTCATTATTTGTTCATTCATTATAAGTATTAATCATTCATTATTATATTTTTAATCATTTTTTATATAAACTCAAAATATTAATTTATAATAATGAATAATAAATTCCACATTGAAGCAATTAAAAACGAACGAAAAAAAATGTATCCGGCAATAAAAGATTTACATAATTTTTTAATTAAAAATAAAATTAATTTTTTTGGAGTAACCCAACTAGACTCGCATAATAAAGAAAATGGTTTCAATAAACCATTTGTTGTAATATCAGATAAAGATAATAAATTTTTTTTAGATTTTTTTAAAGGATTATATAAGAAGTATTATAAAAAACGAAATCAAGTATTCTTCTCATTACCAGTTAAAAAACGTTATCATTATATTTATATGTTAAATTTACAACCAGTATTAATCATATATCATATGGAAAAAGTAGATAATTTCATTAATAGAATTAATTTACATTCATTAAAGCATTTATATTATGAATATACATTACCAGTTAATTTTAGTAATTATTGGTCAGATTGGATGAAGGTTGAAGACAAAATATTAAATTTATTTTTAAAGAATAAAAGTAATAAGCCTGATATGATTAACAATCAGTTTTTATACCTTAATTTAAAAACAAAAGATTTATTTTTAACAGGTGGGAGGGCATATGATATGATAATGGGGACATCATATTTTGCCAATTCTCATTATGATATAATAACATCTGATACCACAGTATTAGTAAATCAATTAAAGAGTACATATGATATGGAGTTTGATGAAATTAAGGTAAATTATGACAATAAGATTCCATATTTTTATACACATATTCAGCTGTATTTTGAGGGGCAGTTAATATTTAATATATTTGAGTATTCAAGATTAGTTAATTATATTGAAATAGATGGAGTAAGGGTATCAAATTACCATGGAGTATGTTTTCATTTATTACATGAATCATTAAATAATGATTATTATGTAAAAGAGTTATTAAATATAGTTAAAAAAAATGGAATTGTGGGTAATTTTGATGTATTTCAAAAAAAATATTCATTAGAATTTGCAAAAACTATGTTAAAGAAACGAAATCAAAAATGGCAAAAAAAACTTTTAACAATTGATAATGATATGAGACCTGTATAATTTTAAAAAATGATTATAATATTTAAAAAGATAATTAGATAATAATATAATAATGAATAATAATAATAAAAATAATATTCAAACGAAGAAAACAGTTGAAGGCAAATGCCCGATAACACATAAAAATATAAGAGAACTTTTAGAACCGGTGTGTGCACCAGATGGACACACTTATGAAAAGACAGCGATTATTAGATGGTTGAGTCAACATGGTTCAAGTCCTATAACACGACTACCAATGACAATAGAACAGTTATATCCAAATCGGATTATACAAAACGATGATACATCGAATGATACATCGAATGATAATAAAATAGATGAACCAGAAATTGATTTTATTTTGAGTGCAGCACTTGATAATTCGGGTTCAATGGGGATGGAGGCAGAAATTGTGAATTCTAATGGTAAACGTGAAAAACATGGATTGAGTCAACTTGATCTTGCAAAACATTCATTGAATACTATTGTAGAATCAATGACATCAAATCAAATGTTTGGTTTATGTATTTGGAGCACTTCCGCGCGTATTGAACTCCCTTTAACTCGTATGAACCAAGAAGGACGTATAAAAGCAGTTAATGCAATTAAAAAAATTACTACCGAGGGTAGTACTAATTTGTGGGATGGTATATATACCGGTTGTAGACTTGTAGATACACCAGTTACATCAAGTTTAGAAATAAGTAGATGTGTATGGGTATTATCAGATGGCAACCCTAATTATCATCCACCACAAGATTATGAGATTATGATAAATGAATATAATAATCAGTATGGTAGTGATCGAGTTATTAGAACCTTGGGATTTGGTACGCAGATTGATTCTGCTTTATTAGCAAGAATTGCCAAGTACGGAAATAGTTCTTTTTCATTTATTCCAGATCCTGGTTTTGTTGGAACCTGTATGGTTCATGCATTTGCAAATTCACTAAGTAGAAATATAGCCCCAGAGGATAATAGTATTAAATTGGAACGCGAAAAATTTATAGAGTGTATTGAAAAAATATTAGAAATTTGTAAACAACAATCTGGTCGATATAGTACTATTTCAATTCAAGATGGACAATTAAAAATGGCTAAAAGTTGCTATGATATGTATATGCTTGGTCTATCTTCGAATACTTTTATGGAGGATGAAATTAATATAGCATTGGCTTCTACTGATAATTGGCAAAAATGGGGAGGACATTATGCAAGATCATTGTTATCAGCTCATGTTAACAGAGAATGTAATAATTTTTTAGATAAAAGTGTTCAACAATATCAACATTGTCATTCACCAAAATGGATTAAAAATAGGGATGGTGCACACACAATATTTAAGAGTTTGCCTGCTCCAAAACCAACTATCCATTATGGGAATAGTAATACTGCACCACGACTTCGAAACTTGGCGTCATATAGTCAGCAAAGCAATGGGTGTTTGCACGAAGATTCGGAGATTCTTCTTGTAGACGGAAGAAGTATTAAATGTAAGAATGTCCTTCCAGGAATGGAAGTCGTATCTTATGTAATAAATGAAGGAGTTGTTCAAAAAAATACGGACTCAATTGAGTGTATTGTTAAAACAGAATGTAATAAAAAAACATTTATTCAATTGCCTGATTCTGATTGTAAAATAACAGAATGGCATCCGGTGATTTTACAGCAAAATCATATAAACGGGCCAATTAAATTGGAATTTCCAATTAATATTGGCGAAGTTGTATCTTCTGTGTCAAAATATGTTTACACTTTTGTACTTAAAAATCGTTCACATGCAATTTCAATATCTGATTGGCCATGTATTACCCTGGGACATAATCTTAAAGAAGGGATTGCGAAACATGAATTTTGGGGTACAAATAAAGTCATTAATTGTTTAAAAGATTTCCCGGAATGGGATAGTGGAGTTATTACTTTACAAAATGAAAACTTTATTCGAAAAATTGGACCAGATGGACCACGTGGTGAAGTTTTATATATTAGTCCAATATTGCGTTAAAAAAAGATAACATCGACATTATTTAAATATAATTTATAATATATAATTTATTTTCTACATTCAATAAACATAAATTTGTTTTCTTGATTTTCTATTATAGTAAAGTTATTTTCTTCCAATAACTTTACTAGTCTATTAACAGGGTTACCTTCATCATCTAGATCTTTATTCCACCTCTTATATGCCTCTGCGATAAGAAGTGTTCCACCAGTATCCAAAATACGATATGCTTCCTCTAAATAATCCTTACAATTACTACCCCACATAGCCAATGATAAGATACCAATATCTACTGAATAATCATATAATTCTGTGTTTTTAATATCTTTTACTAAAACCATTTCATTTGCAGAATGATGATCGAAATTATTAAATTCAAATCTTTTATTATCTTTAAAATGATGATTAATTTCAGCATGACCACATCCTAAATCAACAATAACCTTTTTCTTTTTTCCTGGTAAATTTTCAAGATACTTAATCATTTTGTTTCTAGGGATTTCAGAGTCTAGAAAAGACTCTTCATTTGCCTTTGAAATTTTGTGATACTCATTCCATTTTTTTGGATGTTCCTTGAAATATGTACTAAGATTTTGTGAAGTCATGGTTTTATATTTTTGATGTAATATACTAATTTCACTTTTCACTCTTTCTTTTCGTTGAGCTGGTGTTTCTGATTTTTTCTTTTTGGATATTTTTGGTTTGGACATGTCCTTAATGGGTTTAATTCTGTTAGCCCAAATCCAATACCATCCAGGTATTTCTTCAAGTAATTTGATTCTATCTGCTGATAAATTGTCTTTCATTTTATTCTTTCGTTGCTCAGAACACCAACCACCAAGTTTTACACCACATTTTGTTTTAAAACGATTTGCAGGAATTCCATTACCATCCTTTACAGATGTATTTAGTAACTGGTAATTCTCCATCCAGTTTGACCAATACCATCCAGGTATTTCTTCAAGTAATTTGATTCTATCTGCTGATAAATTGTCTTTCTTTTTATTCTTTCGTTGAACAGAACACCACATACCAAGGTTTACACCACATTTTGTTTTAAAACGATTTGCAGGAATTCCATTACCATCCTTTACGGATGTATTTAGTAACTGGTAATTCTCCATCCATTGTTGGTCTAAGTCTTGTTTCCAATACCATCCAGGTATTTCTTCAAGTAATTTGATTCTATCTGCTGATAAATTGTCTTTCTTTTTATTCTTTCGTTGCTCAGAACACCAACCACCAAGTTTTACACCACATTTTGTTTTAAACAAATTTGCAGGAATTCCATTACCATCCTTTACGGATGTATTTAGTAACTGGTAATTCTCCATCCATTGTTGGTCTTGTGACCAATACCATCCAGGTATTTCTTCAAGTAATTTGATTCTATCTGCTGATAAATTGTCTTTCATTTTATTATTTCGTTGTGAAGAACACCAAATACCAAGGTTTACACCACATTTTGTTTTAAACAAATATTTAGGAATTCCATTACCATCCTTTACGGATCTATTTAGTAACTGGTAATTTTCCATCCATTTTTTAACGTTCCAATTAATATCCACATCCAAAATACCTTGGCAAAAGGTTTTATTTAAATCAATACTACCCTCTTTAATTTTCCATAATACTTCTAAATCTGGATGAGTATGTACACTAAATAATTGTTTCCTTTTTTTAGGTGGGGTTGTCGTTATTCTTTTAATTTTTTGTTTCTTATCTTTTTTTGTAATAGGAGAATATGTTTTATCATCTTCGCAGTAGAATAATCGTAAAGGTTCTTCATCAACAGCTTCCACGTTAATATACATTACCGGTTCATCATAGTTTTGTGTATGTACTTCAATAGTTTTTCCACATTGTTCTGCTATTTCTTGTAAAATATCTTTGTCATTTCCACCTTTCAATGGTTCTGTATCCAACTCAATATCTTCTTTATCACAAACATACTTCAAGTTATCCAGTAAATTTCCTTGTGAATCTTCAACACTGAGACCCTGCTTTGCCAAATTATCTTTGACTTCTTTTGGAGCAAACATATTTGGATATTTCAAACACATTTCAAATAAGTCTGTGTCATACTGATATTTAAATGCACTAATCACATTTAATGCAGTATTAAAATTACCACATTCAGATAGTTCTTGACGAATCATTTGGTCTTGTAATTCAGGTGTATCCATTGAGGAATATTTTGTAATATCAACTTCACATGGTATAAGTAGAATTGCTGGTGGCATTCCTTTTTCTGGAATTCTTACCAATCTACCAATCCTTTGTGATTCTTTAACTATACTTTTACTAGGATTAATGGGGACTCCCATATTAGCCCATTTAGTATCAATACCTTCATTCAAAATCCCACAGGATGATAGAATGAAAATTCTCCCTTCAATCTTTTTATCGAAATTTTTAATAATTTGATGCCGTGTAGGTGTTTTACAATGGACTCCTTTCAATATCACATTTTCAACTTTATACATATGTATTGTCTCTGGAAATTCTTCATTTTGGATTCTAGTAAAGAGTTTTTTAACTAATCTTTGATTTTTTTGAGAAGCAAATTCTTTTACAAATGAAATATTTTCATTCATATCTTCATTTTCATTTACGAATGAGTGATAAGTTAGAATATTCCAATAATTATACCTCCCCGATAAACATGCTCTAATAATAGATTCAAATACTGGTTGATATTTATTTGTATATGTTGTTTTTTGAGTATATAGACTGATTTGGGTTTCAAAACTTTTACATATATTATCTTTAACTGCTTGGTAATATAAATATTCATAAGCCAATGGACCACAATCACTGTTTTCTGGATCATCTCTATCATACATCGTGATACCATTTTTATTAACAGGTGTTGCAGTATAGTATCGTGTTTTATCAACAATATCATCTAATTCATCATTGTTAAATACAATGTTTTGAATTTTATCACCGACTATATGGTGAGCTTCATCGAATATTAAGTTATTAATTTTAACATTTTTATCAATACAAATATTGATAAATTTATCAAAAGATTGGTATGTTACTAAAATTATTTGTTTATTTTTTTTTTTCAAGAATGTGTGCAGTTTATTTTCATCTGTTGTGAATTTTATTTTTCCCTTAGATTTAAGTTTACCGTCATTATCAGAACAGAACGCCAAAAAAATATATTTTTGAAATTCTATTTTGAATGGTTCTTCTGTTGATAAAATATAATTATTACAATATTGATTAATTAAACCCAATGAAGGAAAAACAATTACATTTTTTTCTTTATTATTTATGTAAAAATCAACTGTGAATGTTCTGGTTTTACCAGTTCCACACCACATATTTATTAAACATTTTGTATGTTTAATCTGTTGTTCTATTGCATCTTTTTGATGCAAATATAAGTTTTTTGTTAGCATATTAATAATAAAATATTTATATTTTATTATTTTTAAATCAATTTTAAATCAATTTAAACAAGATAACATCGACGTTATTTAAATATAATTTCAATAGATTATAAAATAAAAATGAAATTATATTTAAATATATATATATATTTATTATATAAATGTTTAACACAAATGATATAAAATCGGAAAAAAGCAAAAATATGTTGCTTTTTTCCATAAACAGTGTTGATGAAAAAAAAGAATTAGACAAAATTATTCAAAGTATAAATCAAAATTTATATTTTAGAAAATGTTTTAATTGTAAAAAAAAAATAAGAAATGGTATAATTTTAATGGGACGAGATATGGCATTTTGTAGTATTAGTTGTCGGGATTTAATAATTCACATAAATTATGAATAATTACAAACGCTAGTTTACAAACCTGATTGACAAACATGACCATATTTTATAATTAAAAATGATTTTAATTATAATTTATAAATTATTTTTAATTATAAAATGACTTTAAAAAATGCTATAATAAACGCTATAATAAATAATAATAAACCATTAAATATATATGGTTTAATAGGAATAATAATAGAACATAACTTATATGATATATCCCAAGGGAAAGCAGATGCACAGTTTAGAGCAGAAGTAGGATCACAGGCATATAGATTATTTAAAAAAGGAATAATAAATAGAATGAAATTTGATGGAATTTTTTTTTATGCTAAAAAAGAAAATCTTTAAATTTTAAGAACTTATAAATTATTTTTTATCATGAATAGTTTTAAAATACATGAAAGCTGCAACAGCTCCAAGTAACTGTGCAACAGTTTGTCCAATAAGTTTAGTCGTACTCATCTTTTTATTAAGGTACATCATAACATTTACAGCAGGATTAAAATGTCCTCCCGAAACTTTTCCACCAAAATAAATCATAGTTGCTAATGCCATCGCAATTGCAATAGGATTACCTGTAACAATAATAACAGATAAAAACACGAATGTTCCAATAAATTCAACTAAATAATCAATCATATATTATATATTATTATACAATATTTTTTTATAATCTAATAAATAATCTAAACAACTTCTTCCTCATCATCGTCATCGATTTCATCTGAGCTTGAGTCGTCTTCATTATCTAAGTCTAAATTTACATCAAGTTTTTCTACATCATCTGTAATTTCCTTGACATTTTCTTTGAATTTAACATTAAATGCAAATCCGCTTGATTTACCACTGTCGGTTTCTTGGAGGAGGATTTGTTTCGACGAAACACTGATTCCAGCACCTTTATTAATAAACCAAATATTTGGAACAAGAATTTGCTTAATGAAAGAACCCTTTCCGGCCAATTCTTTAAGTGCATTGAAATCTGGTAGTTTAAGTGCTGCATTACTACCCCTATAAACCTTTGTATCTGGAACTCCGTTGGAATTATATACCTTGGAACGAAGTTGTGATGGATAATCCTCAGTTGTTTTTACAAATGGTGCAACTAGCGCCATAACAACCTCTCGTTGTGATTTTGTATATTTTTTACCGAAAATTTCACTTGAATACTCAATGCAAAAATCAATAAATTTATCATATAATGCTCTCCAAGATTCAAACCATTTGGCTACCATCTCTTTCTGTTCATTTTTTTCTTCATCTGTATCAAAATCTTGACATGATTGTTCCTGGAAACTAATGCTCCAAGCTTTTGTCTTGCTGTCAGGGTCTTGATAAGGTGCAGAAATATCCCACGGTAGTCTCAACCATGGAGATTCAAATTCTGCTTGCTGTCCGTTGTATAGAAGATAGCTTCTAAGTTTGTTGTCTTTCTTACTCTTTTTAGGAGGAGAAAAAGTTACGTTGTCGACATTAAAGTCGTTTTCTTTTACGATAATTGGCATGATAATATAATTAGTTAATATATCTTTAAATAATATATTTTCAATTTTTTTTTTTATTATATTTAAAAATTGATTTAAATAACAATATTTATATAATTTATAGTATAAAAAATGATTAACAATGAATACTGTATGTCAATAAAAAACAAACGAGAGTTTATCCAGTGCACACATAAGAGAAAAAATAATTCGGATTTTTGTGGTATCCACAAAAGGTCGAAAAATGTGACCAGGATAGACGCAATAAATATTAAAGATATTAATGATAACAACAAAATAGATATAATTAGAGAAACTAATATACCATTCGCATTAACCTCACATAAATTATTAAAACGTTCATGTAAATATTACAATATTAACTGTAAGGGGATGAAAAAGAATGAGATGTATATTAAATTAATGATCCATTTAGAACAATTGAGGGTTTATGAAAATAATGTACATTATATTATTAAAATTCAAACAATATTGCGAAGATATCTAATTAAAAGGGTATATAATTGTGTAAATAATGAAAATCTTTTAGATTTTGAATCACTATTTTTAGTACCCTTATATTATTTCATTTCAATTAATGAGAATAAAATGGATTATGGATTTGATATTAGATGTTTATTCAAACTTAGAATGAATAACAAATTGAAGAATCCTTACACAGGACAAGATTTTTCAAATAATTCTATTAATAAAATTAATAATCGTATTAATATATTATTAAAAAATGAAGTACCGCTTGTTTTAATAAAAGATAAGTTATCGCCTGAGAAAGAATTCGTACTATGGGTTGAATCTATTTTTCAAAATATAGATTTATTAGATAACTATACTGATGCAAAATGGTTTTTTGATTTATCTTTACAACAATTAAAAATGTTATATAAAACATGTGAAGATATTTGGAATTATAGATGTCAATTTACACTTGAACAAAAACAAAAAATTGTATCAAATGGTATTTTATTTTCAGAAAATATGCAAACAGTATTTAACACAAATAATGAAAGGTGGCTTCAAAATATAATTTTAGAAGATTTTGAAAAAATGATTACACAGGGTGTCGATATAAGTGAAAAGAAGTTAGGAGCAATGCTGATCTTAACTGCATTAGTTGAAGTATCCGTTGATGCTGCAAATGCATATCCATATTTAGTTCAGTCAGTAAATATGAATTAACTAAGGTGTTACGGTACATAAACGATTAACAAACTTATTATAAAACATAAGGATTTCAACTAGTAATTCAGCAGTACTAACAAGTGATTCAACAAGTAAATCTAATTCATCTAATTTTAATAAACCTTTTGCATTATTATATGCAACCTTAACATTATTAACATTATTTTTCAAATCAACAATTTGTGAGTTAATATTAGATTGTTGAATGAAATTGCAATTTTGTTTAATTAATTTAGCAGATTTCAAAATCCAGTCAACTGCCAATTTTTGCCCACTTACATTCACTGTGTCTCCTTGTGATTGGCTATCATTTATTTGATTTATATTATTTATTAGACCTTCAATTTTAATTAATTCTGTTTGTGTATTTTTAATTCTGTTTTTTAATTTGTCAATTGATTTTAGTAATTCTGATGTAATTTTATTATTAGTCATACTATATTATATATTTATATTATATTACATAATATATTCCAAAGTACCAACACCATGTTCAATAGTAAGAATATTATAATTTGTTGCAAATACATTAATAATGTATTCATTTGTATCAGTTTTAGTAACATTTGTTGGATTTAATAATAATCTTAAATAACGATGATCAATTTTACTAAAATTATATGTACCCGATGGTTGATGTTCTTCTGGTTTTAAAGCAAATGAATATAAATAAATATGTCTATTAATTGGAACTCTTGTATGTGCTGCTGCTGGTTGAATTAATCTCCAATACATTGAGGGCATATTTTTTTCTTCTTGAAAATAATCATTACCTTCAATTCTTAAATTTGCAAATAAAACAGTATTATTATTACCTGGTGTTGAATCTGGTTCTGGAACATTTGAAAAATTAAAAACATTATTCCAATATTCATACGGAGGTGTTACTGAAATACCATTTGCATAATGTTTCATATGAAACACAGCATCTTGTCTTTGAACAGTCCATATAATTTCTTTAATAGGATGATTAAATGGAATACTCATTTCAAATTGTGCTGCTGTTGGAATATTATTGAAACTTGTTAAACCAAGGTCTTGATTTTTATTTAGTGTTTCAACTTGTAATTGTTCAATTAGATATGTTTGTTTTGTTTTTGCAAAAACTTTTCTTTCTGACTCATCTAAGAAATAATATCGGACATACAAATCAGCACTTAATAATGGTTTATGAAAATTAGGATAATTCCCCGTTATTAAACCAGATGCTTCTTTTAATGTAACACTAAGAATTACATCTTGTCTTTGTAATGCAATAATTGGTAATGCAAGACTCGGTTCTTCTGTAAACCAGAATCTCAACGGAATTACTAATGCCATTTGTCCAGTTTGTAAACTATTATTAAATACATTATGTTTACCAACGAGTCTATTATAAGTATCTCTTTTATCTTCTGGAACTGTTAATTCACTCCATATTTCCAACCACAATCCATATCTTTTATCAATAATATTATCTCCAATTTTAATTTCATATTCTTTTACAATAGCATGACCAACACCATTGATCCAACTAACAGGTCTTTCTGTATTTGTATTTAATTCACTAAGGTCTGGTAGTTGTATTGATAACAGAAGGGATGAAATAAGATCGCCAACCTTATTTAATTTACAATGAATTTTTTTACCAAAATCAATTTGACCACTCCAATAATTTTTAATATCTTGATATGTAAAGTTTGTATGCCTTCTATAAACTGAAACAAAATATGACATTTGTGGACTTCCAGTTAAAACTTTATTTTGTTCACCAACGGCGGCTAATTGTAATACAGCACCTCTTACCATTTATATATATAAATAATATTTAAATGTTTCTTTTTATATATACAGTATATTATGTCAGGCGGAACAATACCAAGTATTAGATATTTAGATTCATATGATCATTTCACTTATGATGCTGTAACCATTTCAAAAATGTTTGATTTTGTTTTAATAAGAGGTCAAAAGGGAATTGTAAATGCAAGAACAGCAGATTTAATTGTAGAAGGAGGTTCGATTTTTAAACAAGGTTTAAAATTAGCACAAGCAAAAATAGGAGGTACAGATTTAGTACATATTGGTCCAAGTGATTGGGCAGCGGATAAAAAATATGCAAGAGAGTTTGCAGGAACATTATCATATAATGTAAATGGTGGTCCAAGCGACGAAGACCAACTTTTAGTTATAAATAAACATGGATATACAATTGATTTATTACATTCATCTGATAGTGGAACATTTGAAGGACCAATAAATATGAGTGGGTATTGTATTTATAATGTTGGGTGCATTGAAATGAATACTTTGCCACCACCATCAAATATTGGACCAAGCGATTTAGATAGTGATATAGGTAGAATAGTAAATTTACGAGGTCCAATAAACCCAATGGATGCTGTTAATAAGCAATATGTTGATTTTTTGGCATCAGATGTTGAAAATACATATGTTAAAAAAATAGGTGATACAATGACGGGTCCATTAATAATGGATTATACAAATATTTCAATAAATAGTGGTAATTTTGAAACAACTGATACAATTTTTATAAGTAATAATGATACATATGATATTACTAATGCCAACTATAAATTTTCAACAGATACATTTGATGTACAGGATACAACGATAAAAGTAAGAAATACAATTTTTACAAGTAATAGTGATACACACACGATTGCCAATGGAACATATGCGATTGCGGATAGTAATTACACGATTGCCAATGGAACATATGCGATTGCGGATAGTAATTACACGATTACCAATGGAACATATACAACAACTAGTACAACTTTTACTTTTAA